CGGCACCCGAAGCGGAAGTCAGAGCGAGCCCGAACCCATTCACAGCCCCACCAGCGGTGACCGCACGGCCCGTCGCATCAGGAACCACGCGGTCCCCGATCGCCACCGCAGCCCCCGAGTAAACCTGAACCACCCCAGAGGTGACCACCGTGGCGGCCTGGCCCTGAGCGGGACGGTTGTAGAGAACCCCCACAGGGTACCCGGTCCCGTCCGCCTGGACCACATTCCCACTCGCGTTCAACTCCAGAAAACGGAACTGGGAGTTCGTCAGATCCGCCCCAGCCACAAGAGAGAGTTTCTGTCCCGGAGCTTCCCAAGCGGGCATGTGATCAACTCCTTTCCGTCAGCTTCTTCCGGTAGAGAGCGTAGGCTTCCGCGTTCTTCCGGGCAAGTTCACGGGCCTTCGCCACGATGTCTTCCTCCTTGCCCATCTCCGTGAAAAGCTTCTCGAAATCGGGGGATTCTCCGGGAGCAGCGCCCACCCCGAACTCCTTGTAGAGGCCCGCCTCCTCGACCTTCTTCTTCAGCGCGTCGAAGTGGGGCCTGTAGTCGAGCCCGGCCTCGTCCAGGGTGCGCATCATCTTGACGAGGGTCGCCTTCTCGATCCCCAGAGAGGCGTACTGCTCCGCCTTCTCTTCGTACTCCTTCTGGATGCGGAGTTCCCGCTCCTCCAGAGCCCGCTTCTCGGCCTCCTCCGCCCGCTTCTTGAGTTCCTCGATCTCCTTCTGAAGCTCCTGGATTTCCTTCGTGACGACCGCCTCCTTCTCCTTCTCCTCCATGTGCTGCGTCTCCTTTCTTTCGTCCTCTTCTCCCAGATAGGAGTTCACAAAAGCGATGATTTCCTCCGCCATGGGATGCGGCGACCCCCTTCTCGCTCCCGCCGCCATCCGCTTCGCCGTGATCAACCCCATCCTGGAAGCACGAAGCTCACCGTCCACGACCTTCGCGAAAGGAAACCGGTAGGAGGTCAAATTATCGGGAGCATCCGAATCGTAGATAATGAACGCCCGGCGGTACTTCGCGAAGTTGATCTCCCCGTCCTCCCCGGAAGCCCACCTGCGGATCCCTGCGACCGCCTGGTCCGCGTCCCAGGAGTCGTCTTCCAGAAGGGGAAGGTTCCTGGCACCCCCCACCTTCCAACCGTGAAGCTCCTCCCGGAGGCCCCGGACGTACTCCAGCAGGAACTCCGCAGCCTCCTGGAGGTCCTGCTTCCCCTCCTGGCCCTTCAAAAGACCCACCAGTTCGGTCAGGTGGTGCTCCAGGGGATCCGCCTCCTTCAGGAGGAAAAACTTCCTCCGGTTCGCGGGATTCTTCGCCAGGCTCACCTCGTCCACCCGAATCCTCCGTAGCTCTCCCATCGGTACGCTCCTCCGCTCAGTTTATGGGTTCAAGAAAGATTCTGTCAAGACCTTTTCAGGAACCTTCCAGGATCGCCCCGCCCATGGAAAATCCCACCAGTTCCCCTTTCTCAACGGCCTCCCAGAGCCGGGGATCGGGAATCCAGATCGCCATGACCCAAGATCCCTCTGGGATGTCCTGGCCGCCCACGGAGAAATGGGAGGGAGCGATGTAGCTCTCGACCACATACGCCTCCACGGGGGCCTCATGCCGGAGCTTGATCTGGGTCTCCCCCTTCCGGTAGCGGACCATGAAGTCGTGGCACGCCTGCTCGATGGCCTCCGGCTTCATGAAATCCCCCTGGGCGTCCACCCGGTCCGGTTCGTAAACGATCCCGTAGGCGATCTGCCGTTTGCTGTCCTTTACAAAAAGCAGAACTTCCTCGTCCTCCTTCTGGACGGCCGCCCACGCCTGGGCGAACGCGAACGCCTCCCGGCTGGGGGCCTTGTGCTTCTCCGGGTCGTAGCGCTCCCAGGCGTTGTTGAAGACGTGCATCCATTGACGCTGCTTCTTCTTCGGGAGCTTCCTCACGTTTTCCGGGAGTTCGTCTATGGACTGATACTTCTTGTTGAGGTTGAGGGCACGGGATTTCCCCCCCGCGTAGGCACGGGCGGCCCACACGAGTTCCCGCCACATCCACCTAGGGAGGTAGTCCCGGGCTTTTTCGACCAGCTTGTGGAGGTAGTGGTACGAGTACGTCATCCCAGAACCGCCCGGTACGCTGCCATCCGGTTCTTCCCGTTCACGTGGCGCTTGACTTCTTCCAGGACCTGCTCGGCCTTCTCCTCGTTCCCCACGATGTCCACCAGGTTGGACAGGAGCCCCTCCAGGTCCAGTTCCCCGTCCAGAGCCCGGGAAACCCGCTCCACCGCGTCCATACGGGACGTTTCCTCATCCCGGGTGGGCAGGGCCGCCCTCTGCCGGATGTGCTCTTCCAGCCTGGCGTCCGGGGTCAGCACCCCCACCTGGACCAGGCGGTTCAGCAAAAGGCCCAGTTCCTCCGTGGTGGGTTGCAGGACCGGCACGTGCCGGACCCTGGGAAACGTCTTGAGGCCATTGAGACGGACAAGCCTCCAGACCCCGAAGCGGTTCACCACCGCCTCGATGCTGGCAAGCCACCCCTCCAGGGCCGTCGTGAACAGGTCCTTCTGCTGGCTCGCGAGAGCGTAGCTTCCGACCCGCTCCACCCCCAGGAGGACGAACTGGGCCAGCACGCTCAGCGCGATCCTCTGGTCGTAGCGGTTGATGATGCGGTTCGTGTCGAACTGCTTCGTCCCGCTGGAGGCGATGAGCTTGAAATCATAGCCCGCTGGCAGAATGATCCCGTGGTACTTGTCCAGCCGGACGTTTCGGAGAAGCTCCGTGAGCGTGTTGTAAAGCTGCTCGTTCTCGGGTGCGAAGATGTCCACCCCGTCCGGGCATTGGATGTACGGGAGCCCCGCCAGGTCCCGCTCGACCCCGATCCCCTCGATCTCCTCGATGAACTTTTTGAACTTCCAGGGACGGTACGCCCCCCGCAGGAGGGAGAACCCGGTCGGAGAACCCGGACGGGTCACGAAGTGCAAGAGCTTCGTGATGGGGATGCGGATGAGCCGCCCCGTGTTAGGGTCCCATTGGACGACCCCGTGGACCCCTCCGGTCTCGTCCAGGATCCATTCCCGGATGGTCTGCTGGTGGCGGAGCGCGAGTTTCCTCCAGCCCACCTTCCCGTCGCTGAAGCGCGACCGCCGCTCCGGCGGGTCGTCCTCCGTCCCCCCCTGGCGGAGCTTGTAGACGATCTCGAACACCGCGAATCCGTATTGCAGGTAGGTCGTGACGTGCGCGATGAAGTCCTGCCACGTGTGGGACATGTCGTCCAGGACGGACGCCACGAAGTCCGCCTCCTCCTGGGAGCCGTCCGGGACGACCTGCCAGTCCACCGAGCGCAGGACCTGCTCGATAGCCAGGAAGACGGCGCAGACCACCGCGTCGTTCTCGCGCATCTGCCGGTAGACAAGGAAGGCCCGGTCCCCGCTCAGTTCGGGGAGGAGTTCGTCGAAAATCCGCCGCATGTCGTGGCGGTACCCGTAGACCCCGAGTTCCTGGAGGTTCGGGCGCTGCTGCTTCAGAACCGGGTCTCCCGCCATGGAGCCTCCGTCTCGATCAGGGTGGGGCGGTGTTCGTACTGGGACAGGTTCGGGGGCGTCAGGACTCGCGCCCGCTCCATGTAGGCGTCGTAGAATGCGAGGATCACCGCGTCCGCCCGGTCCAGGTTGTAAATCCCCCGCCTGCGGAGTTCCTTCTTCGACTCGACCTTCACCTGGCTCTTCTCGTTGGTGACGTACCGGGGAAGGGTGAGTTGCGAGTAGAGGATATCCACGTCCGCGCCGGACCGGTCGTACTCCACCATGTCCACCTCCCGGTCCACCAGGCGGGCGCGGAATTCCATCCAGGCTTCCGACCGGGTGTCCGCGTAGACCTCGGGGTGGATGGGACGCTCCCGAACGTCCACCCCGACCACGAAATACTGGCCCCGGCTTTCGGCGGCGAACTTCCTGAGCAGCTCGTAGAGCCCGTGGCCGACCCCGATGCGGTCCACCCTGATTTCCACCCTTCCGGGATGACGGTGCGCGTGGTTCTTTATGAGGTTTACGAGCCGGTTGAACTGTTCCTCCAGGGACAGGCCCTGCCAGCCCTGGACCGTTAGGAGTCGGCTCCCTTTGCGGACCGCCACGGCGGTCTCGGCGTCCCCGTATTCCCCCACGTCCACGCCGAAGACCAGCGGGTCGGTTTTCCTCGATTCTAGCTCGTTCGACCGGGCGATGTCAAGCAGGTAGGGCGGGATCACGAGGTTCGTGTAGCTGGGGGCGGGGAATTCCCCGAGGACCCGGATCTGGTAGAGGGGGTGGGATTCCCCCCAGACCTCCCGGCGCTGCCGGACCCACTCCCACGTGACGAGCCCGGGGATGAGGTTCCTCCGGTGCCGGACGTTCGGCGTGTCGAACGCGGAGATCGTGAACTGCCTGTAGATTTTGCTCTCGTTCTTGTCGTTGAACGCGCGGTAAAAATAGCCCTCCGTCCGGGAGGGGTTCCCGAGAAGGAGGAGCTTCGTGTTCCCCCCGGAGAGCATGCTTTCCACCGCGTCCATGATGTGGTCGGGCATCCCGGCCGCCTCGTCCACGATGACGAGCACGTTTTCCCCGTGGAGGCCCTGGATCTTCTCGGGGTCGTCCGTGGCGATCCCGATGGCGTAGGTGTCCTCCGTCAGGCGGTACATGGAGGTGAGGGGTTCCCCTCCCAGGGGGAAGCGGGAGTTGCGGACCATGCGGTTGACCTCCCGCCAGATGACGTGGACGACCTGACGGCCAACCGGGGCCGTGGTGACCACGACGGAAGGGCTGACGGTATGGACGTACGCGAGGACGATCGCCGCCGCCACGTAGGACTTCCCGGAGGCGTGGCAGGCTTTCACGGCCACGCGGTCGTGGGAGAACACGGCCCGGAATATTTTGCGCTGCTTGCTCCAGAGGTGAATTCCCAGGATGTGCTCGCAGAAAAACAGGGGATCCTCCCGGGCTCTCTGGAACAGCAGGAGGGCGTCCCTCTGGGTGAGCTGCGTGATGCGGTCCTTCGAGAGGACGAGCACTATTCGCGCTCCCGCTTCGTTTTGAGGGCGGACCGCCTCGGATATTTGTGGTTGCGGGCCTGGGTGAGGATGTCCTTCCACGTGTAGGCTTCCGACGTGCGGTCCCCCAGGGCCTCCTGGCCGATCCGCCTGAAGGCTTCGAGGGCGGCCCCCAGGTCCCGGACCTCGTAGCCCCGGACCTTGCCGTGGGAGGGGGACTTCTCGAAGTCGGCCTGCATGAGGGCGAGCCTCTGCC